CGGTCCTTGCGGGCCACCAGCCGGTCCGGCTACGCCAGCGACCCCTTGCGGCCCCTGTACGCCCGGACCGCCTGCAACGCCCTGTGGACCCTGCGGCCCGCCAGCCGGTCCCTGCGCCCCCACAGAGCCTTGCGGTCCCTGCGGGCCTCCGGCTGGGCCTTGCGGTCCGGCACCGCCGACGAACTGCACCCACTGCGCGGACGTGCCGTCGAAGTAGTAGACGTACGAGGTGCCGTCGTCGCTATCCCACCACGCGTCACCATGCTCCGGGTTGACCGGCGGCGTCTGGCTGATGGTGAACTTGCCGATGACGCCTTGGTAGCCCTGCGTTCCCTGTGGGCCTTGCGGGCCGATCAAGCCCTGCGGACCCTGCGAGCCGGTGATGCCCTGCGCGCCTTGCACGCCCTGCACGCCCTGCGGGCCTTGCACCCCGGTGACGCCGATCTGGCCTTGGCTACCCTGCAAGCCCTGCGCACCTACAGAGCCTTGCGGTCCCTGCGCACCTTGGTAACCCTGCGCGCCTTGCCAGCCCTGATACCCCATCGGCCCTTGCGAGCCTTGGAAACCTTGGTCGCCCTGAAAGCCACGCGGCCCCGGCGCACCCTGCACGCCTTGGACGCCCTGATACCCCTGATGCCCTTGGAAGCCCTGCGGCCCACGGGCCGCTTCGATGATGACTACGGCAGCGGGAGCAGACGGCGGGGTGACCACCACCAGTGCCGGTATCGGCAGGGTGGTGACCAGCACAGAGCCGGACGGGGCGAGCGGCGGCTCGACCAGTACGACGTCTGGCGGTTCCTCGATGAGGACGACATCAGACATCGTCGGCAGTGACGGCGAGACGAGCGGTGACGGTGCCCTCGACCAGCCGGTCCTCGGTCTGGTCGGGGTTGTAGCACTTCAAGTCCCAGTAGCCGTTCTTGATCACCTTGTCGGTCAACTCGTCCGGGATGGTCGCCTCGATGTTGCCGTTGGCGTCCCCGGTGATGCCGCCGTCGATATCCTCGGAGGTGATGGTGCAGACGATGTCAGCATCAGTGCGCTGCTTCAGGCGAAGCTGGATGCGGAACTTGCAACCGGTGAAGTCGCGCGGCTCATCGATCTGGTAGTTGCCGTCGGAATCGAGGATCGGCTCGCTGTTGGCATCCACCAGCAGCGTGCCGAACTGGAAGCGTGGGAAACGAAACGTCGCCCCCTGCTCGATGACCACGTTGTAGATGGCCGCACTCATAGGGCTGCCCCTCGGTTCATCAGATTCTCCGCATCCGTACAGAGAGGTTGGCGCGGCTGTGGCCCTTGTTGGCGCGCAGCATCGCTCGATTGATCCCGGCAGTGAACAGACCTTGGTTGAAGCCCGCCATCTGTGGGTTGGTGAACGGCTTGCCGGGAGTGATCTGGAGCTTGGCCTTGGCCCCGGCGGCGATCACCTCGATGTAGTCCTCGTACAACTCGTCATCGATGTTGACGACGTCACGCTTGGGCTTGATCGCCATGCGCAAGGTCAGCCCCCTATCGACAGTCTCGCTCGGCACCGGGTACAGAGAGATGGTGCGCTCTCCTCTGTGGACGAACGCCACCGGCCCGCCAACGCGAGCGTGGTACAGATGCGCGTCGTCCATGTCGTCTGGAAGGGCAGGCCAGATCGGCGACGTGCGATACCACGCCTTCATCACCTTGTGGACGACGTAGCCGGTTGGCGCATCGAGGTCGTAGACACCCTTGTCGGCGACCACGTTGATCGCGTCGTGGTCCCTCTGTAGAACGAGTGATCGCTCACACAGGTCGATCATCGCCGAGACAAGCGCAGTTGCCGCTTGCTGCTCGGACACGCCGGGAAGATCGGGCAACACGTACGGCAACAGATCGTCCATGACCTTGGGCATCACGCACCTTCCATCTGGATCGCTGCCGCGTTGGGCAGCGCACCCTTGCTGTGCAGGTCGGGCGCGAACGAGATGTCGCGACGGCCCTTGATGCCCAGCACGGTCATAAACGATTGCAGGTACGCCGCCGCAAGCTGCGCGTTCTGGATGAACTGGGCGTCCTTGCTGTAGGCGCGGAACAGAACGTAGTTCAGCAAGGGGTCGATGTAGATGTCGGGAATCGACAGCAGGCTGGCCGAAGCGGTGACGTCGGCAGGCATCTTGGAGTAGATGACCTCGACCACCGATTCGCCCATCTTCGGGTCCGGCCTGATGGCCGGTGGCGACACGTAGAACACGGTCGGGTCGCGGTTATCGAACACGTAGCTGCGGATCACCACCGCAGGCTTCTGGGTGTGCCAGTTCGGGTCAGCAGTATCCAGAACCTCGCGATCCACCAAGCGGATCGCACGTCCGTTGGTGCTGGTGATGGTGGGGATGTTGCGCACCACGTCGAGCAGACGCAGCCCGCCTTCGGGAATCGTCTGCTTGGTGCCAGCGGCCAGCTTGATCTGTGCGTTCTCTACGCACGCGTCCGGTCGCACCAGCACGATGACGCGCTGGCCGTCGGTGATCCACTGGAACATCTCGGCATCTTTCCAACGCACGCCGTCCACTGGAAGCCCCGTAACCGGGTCTTGCAGGACAAGTCGAGCGCGGTCGATGACCTCGCTTGCCAACATGATCGGCTCCTCTGTAGTCGCAGCAAAACCCCCGGGGGACAGACAGGACTCCCCCGGGGTGGGTCACGCTACAGACCGATCACTTCTTCTTCGGCTTCTCCGCGTCGTCGTCGGCTTGGGACTGGAAGCCCTGCGTACGCGCCGCACGATGCTCGGAAGCGACATCCTTCACGCCACCGGTCTGCTCGGGATTCTCGGTCCGCTGACGCTCAACGCGCGCTTCACGATCCTCGTTACGCTCCTCGACCTTGGTCTTGGTGCCCGGACGGGTGTGACGCCCATCGCCGCGCGGATCGGCGAGATCGCTGCCGCCACCGCTGGCGCTCGGCACGCCTTCGCCACCGAACGTGTCGCGGTTCTCGTCGTACCGCTTGGCGTCCTCTTCCTTCATCGGCATGGCGTTCTCGGTGCGCTCTTCGGACTCGGGGATCGCCTCGCCCATGAACGCGCGCGTACGCACGCGACCGGAGTCGGAGTCGTCCTGAATCTCGTCGTAACGCTGCTGGTACTCGCGGGTCGCCTTCGCCATCGCATCACGGCTGGCCTGCTTGGCTTGGTCACGACGGCGCAGCGTCTCGTAATGCTCGTCACGCTCGCGACGACGCCGCTCTGCTGCACTTTCGCCTTCTGCCATCATCAGTCCCGGAGGTGCCGGTGGCTTGATCTGCACGATGCCAAGCGCCGTCGGCGCGGTCAGGCCGTAGCCAAACACGTTCAGCCCACGCACGATGTTGCCGAACGTGGTGGTGGAACGCAACGTCTCGACGTTGGTGATCTGCGACGCGAAGCTGATGCCGTCGCGAGCGCCGAACAGCGCAGCGGTAGGGCCAGCACCGTTCGGCTTGTAGTTGTTGGACAGGTACACGGTGAAACGATCCACCATGCCGATCTTGCCGTTGCGCAGCGGGGAGGTCGGATCGCCGGTCAGGTACACCGCCTTCAGGTCCGACGTCTTCAGCATGAAGCCCATCCACGACGGCAGCACGATCCAGCGTCCGTTGTCGGGGATGTTCTGCTCGTCCAGCACCAGTCCTGCGCGCAGGATCACGTCGAGCGGATTGCAAGCCACCTGTGAGAAGTTACCGGCGACAGCGGTTTGCACCGGGGTCAACGGGGCAGCGCCAGTGCCAAGATTGACGCTGCTGCTGATCTTGCCAGCAGTGGCACCCTGATTCTTGAGATCGACCACTGAAGCCCACGGGATGTCGGTGCGCGTCGGCGGATTATCTTCATCGACGTAGGCGTAGCTGCTGGTCGGAGCCAGATTCAGCACTTCGTAGTCGATCTTCTGCTTCATCTGCTCGGCGGCGTCGTTGGTGAACATATCCATCAACTGAAGATCGGACTGCACCGCGTTGACGTCGTCCAAGATGACGCTGAAGTACTTGCCCTTGTCGATCAGCAACTCACTGGTGTCGCTGGCCGGAATCTGGTTGGACAGTGCCGCGTTCTTGACGTAGTCGAGAACAGCGATGTCGGGTGCGCGACGGATGATGACCTTGTCGCCGTGGCCCTTGATCTCGCCTGCCCAGTCGTTGTTGGTGATCTCGGAAAGCACGGTCGAACGATAGAACTTGACCTGTAGCTTGCCGCTCCAGATTTCCGGGATGAATTTGGTGACGCTATCCGACGCATAGTCGGGTGGTGTGCTTGGAAAAACGGGCATGACGCTTCCTCTGGGTTAACGCACGCGCCCTTCTGCGGTGGCGGCGTTGATCTCAGCCTCTATGACTATCGCTCTCGCGTCATCGATACGCCCAGCGCGCCAGTCGGAGTAAAAGGCGGCGATCTGCCCACGGGTGATGCTCTGCTTACCCGGGGGAGTCACCGTCCTTGACGACGAATCCGGCACGACGTGCGGTTCCAACGCGTTCTGCGAGCTAGTCGCCTTGTTCTGATTGGCCTGCTTCCATCCCGTAAAGAACCGCGCTACCCGTTGTGCATCGCGAGCGTCCTTCGCTCGGTCCAGCAGTGCTTGACGAGGCGCTCCTGAAAACTCGTCCACGCCATCCAGCCACGACAGGAAATCGTTGTTGACGTTGATCTGCGCCCAGTCGGGCACGATGTTGGTCAACAGGTCGATGAAGTTCTGCCACTGCACTTCAGTGGCGGTCTTCTTCAGATCGGTAAGCTCGTTGCGAAACTCTGACATCTCGCGCTGCGTCGGGCCTTGGGCCTGCGACATCACTTCCTTCGCCGCACGTCGTGCCATG